CTGTAGGTGGTCCTGGTACAAATTTAGTTTTAGGAACATCAGGCCAAAGTGTAACTTTGGGATGTGGAGCTACACAATCAGGTTTCGGTAGAACAGGAACTGTTGATTGGTGCACGACTGCCAAGACTTCACCTTTAACAGTCGCTTCAGGCAATGGATATTTTATTAATACAACAGGAGGAGCAATAACTGTTACTCTTCCTAGTTCACCTTCAGCAGGTGATATTGTGGCATTCAAAGATTATGCAGGCACTTGGGATTCTAATAACGTTACAGTTGGTAGAGGTGGATCAAAAATTAATGGCGCGTGTGAGTGTGCAACTTTAAAAACAGAAGCACAATCAGTAACATTAATTTATGTAGATGGAACTAAAGGTTGGCAAGATATTCATGATTCAACATCAGATGTCACAGGTGGTTCTTTTGTTGCAGCAACAGGAGGAACAGAAACTACATCACCTTGTGGTAATTATAAAATTCATACATTCACTGCTAGTGGATGTTTTCAAGTAACAGATGCTGGTAGTGCAGGAGGATCAAATAAAATTTCTTATGTAGTCGTAGCAGGTGGCGGTGGAGGCGCTGGAAATGGTAGTACCTATGATGGTTCAGGAGCTGGAGGAGCAGGAGGTTTTAGAGAAGGTAAATGTTCTTCTGATCCTTATACAGCATCACCTTTAGCAGCTACACCGTGTTCAGCTTTAACAGCCTCTGTTGCAACTTTTCCAATATCAATTGGAGCAGGAGGAGCAGGTGGAACTAGCAATGCTTGTGGTGTAGTGGGTAGTAATTCAATATTTAGCACAATTACATCAACAGGTGGTGGAAAAGGAGCAAAAGCAACTGTTGTAGGAGGTAATGGTGGTTCAGGTGGTGGAGGAGGAGCAGGAGGAGCAAATGCAGGTGGTTCAGGAAATACCCCTCCAGTTAGTCCAGCACAAGGAAAAGATGGTGGAGCAGGAATTGCAAGTAGTAATTCTGCTGGCGGTGGTGGCGGTGGAGCAACTGGTGTTGGAACAGCTGGCGCACCTAATTGTGGAGGAAATGGTGGAGCCGGAGCAACTTCAAGTATTAATGCGTCAGCAGTCGCAAGGTCTGGCGGTGGTGGCGGAGGAACTTACAATTCACCAGCTACTTCAGGTGGAACAGGTGGAACAGGTGGTGGCGGAGACGCAGGAAGAACACCTGGAAATCCTGGTAATAATGGAGAAGCGGGAACAGCTAACACAGGTGGAGGTGGAGGAGCAGGAGCCACACCAGGTCCAGCATCTAATGGTGGAGCAGGAGGTTCAGGAGTGGTAATATTAAGATATAAATTTCAATAATTATGACAAGTAAAATTAAAGTAGATAATATAAATAAAGTTTCAGATGATTCAACAATCATCAAAAAATGTGGAACAACAACTACAGTTGGATCAGGTTCTGGTCAAACGATTGTAGTTGATGGTGCAACAGTAACATTAGGTAGATGTGGTGGTGCTGTTAATCTTGCACCAGGTGCAACACAAACAGGTTTTGGTAGAACTGGGACAGTTAACTGGTGTACAACAGCAAAGACAAGTCCTTTAACAGCTGTTTCAGGCAATGGTTATTTTATAAATACAACTGGAGGCGTTATCACCGTTACACTTCCATCTTCACCTTCAGCAGGAGACATTATATCAATTTCAGATTATGCTAGCACATTCGCAACTAATAATTTAACTTTATGTAGAAACTCATCTTTAATAAATGGTGGTGCTAATAATGGAGTAATTTCCACTAATGGTCTTGCATTTACTTTAGTATATGTAGATGGAACTAGAGGATGGAAACAAGTTAATGATGCTACAGAAAATATATCAGGAGTTCCAACTTTTATTTGTGCTTCAGGTGGAACTGTAACAACTTCAGGAGATTTTAAAATACATACATTTAATAGTACATCAAGTTTTGTAATTAACACAGCGCCCACGCCAGCTAACAATAATGTTTCATATATGGTTGTTGCAGGTGGTGGAGGATCAGGATGTAACATAGGTGGTGGAGGAGGAGCAGGAGGTTTTAGAGAAGGTAAAACTCCAGCAACTCCTTATACAGCTAGTCCTTTAGTTGCACCAGCAGGTTTACCTGTTGCAGCATCTACAACTTATCCAGTCACAGTAGGAGGTGGAGGTGCAGGTGGTAGTTCTTCAGCTGGGGCAAGTGGTGGAGCTTCAACTTTTTCAACTATAACATCTGCAGGTGGTGGAGGTGGAGGAAAATATCCTTGCACAAGTGGATTAAATGGAGGTTCCGGAGGTGGAGCTGGAAGAGGAGGAAGTGCAGGTTCAGGTAACATACCGCCAACAAGTCCAGTTCAAGGTAATGCTGGTGGGCCAAGTCCATCAGGTGTAGGATTTCCACAACTAGGTGCTGGAGGTGGAGGTGGCGCAACAGCCGGTGGTGGAGGTGGGTCTGCTCCTGCTGGAGGCACAGGAGGAGCTGGAGCAACAACAGAAATTACAGCATCCCCAGTAGCTTATGCTGGTGGTGGAGGTGGAGGAACTTATACAGGTTCTAGTGGAGGAGCTGGAGGCACTGGAGGAGGAGCTTCAGGTGGACCCGCTGGTCCAACTAGAAATGGAACAGATAATACTGGTGGAGGCGCAGCTGGAAATACTGGTACAGGTGGATCAGGTATAGTAGTAATAAGATATAAATTTCAATAATTATGAGTACAATTAAAGTAAATAAATTAGAACAAAGATCAGGATGCACAGCTACAGTTGGTGGTGGAGCAGGTAAAACAGTTACATTAGATGCAACGACAGTTACATTAGGTAGATGTGGTGGTACAGTTTCTTTAGCATCAGGTGCAACTCAATCAGGATTTGGTAGAACAGGAACAGTTAATTGGTGTACAACTGCCAAGACTTCACCTTTAACAGTTGCTTCAGGTAATGGTTATTTTATTAATACAACAGGTGGAGCTATAACAGTTACTCTCCCTAGTTCACCTTCAGCGGGCGACATTGTAGCTATTAAAGATTATGCAGGTACTTTTAATTCAAATGCAGTAACACTTGGTAGAAATGGATCAAAAATAAATGGAAGTTGTGCGTGTGGTTCACTTTCAACTCAAGCTATGTCAGTAACATTAATTTATGTAGATGGCACAAAAGGTTGGCAAGATGTAAATGATTCAACTTCAAATGTTACAGGAGATGCTTTTATTTCTGCATCAGGAGGAACTGTAACTACAGTTTGTACAAATTATAAAGTTCACGTTTTTGATGCTGATAGTACTTTTGTTGTTACTTCAGGATCAGGTGTAAAAGCAGAAGTTTCTTATATGGTAGTTGCAGGTGGTGGCAGTGGTGGAACAGGTTGTGCAACAAGTGTATGGGGAGGTGCTGGCGGTGGTGCCGGTGGTTACAGAGAAGCTAAAGTAAATACTACATCAAATCCAGATTCTTTTACTGCAAGTCCTTTAGCTGCAACTTCAGGAGTGATATTTACTCCAGGTGTTTATCCTATATCAGTAGGTGCAGGTGGAGCGGTTGCTACAGTAGTACCTGGTTATAATGGGAATTCCAATTCAGGTACTAATTCAGTTATGAGTAGCATAGTATCAGCTGGTGGCGGTGGTGGAGGATCAAGAGTAGGACAACCAGCTAATCCAAATTTATCACCAGGATCAGGTAAAGATGGTGGTTCAGGTGGTGGCAGAGCTTCTGATGATGGTACTACACCTGTTGCTGGATCAGGAAATACACCTCCAGTAAATCCAGCACAAGGACAAAACGGAGGAGCAACACAAAATTCAAGTTCAGGCACTGGTGGAGGCGCTGCAGGTGCAGTAGGTGGAGATTCACCTCCTGACAGAGGTGGAGATGGAGGAGCAGGAGTTGCAACATCTATAACAAGTTCACCATTATCATTTTCAGGTGGTGGAGGCGGTGGAGGTAATTCTAGTTCAGGAGGAAATTCATCAGGTGGAACAGGAGGAGGTGCTGCTGGAAAAGGGGGTTCTACAAGTTGTCAAGGAGCTGATGGATCAACTAATACAGGCGGTGGCGGTGGTGGTGGATCAGGTAGAACACCAGGAAATCAAGGTGGTAACGGAGGAGCTGGTGGATCGGGTAAAGTAATAATAAGATATAAGTTTCAGTAGTTGAATGATAATTAAAAATAATATATAAGGAGAAACATTATGGCACATTATGCAAAACTAGGAGCAAACAATAAAGTTATCGGCGTTCACGTTGTAGCTGATGCTGATTGTCAAAATGCTGATGGTATTGAAGATGAAGAAGTAGGGAGACAGTTTTTGGAAAGAATCCACAGCTGGCCTCTATGGAAAAAAACATCTTATAATACACAAGGCGGACAACACAAATTAGGCGGAACACCTTTAAGGGGTAACTACGCAGGTATAGGTATGATTTATGATGAAGATAACGATATTTTCATTAGTAAGAAACCTTATGCTAGTTGGGTCTTAAATACATCAGAAGCAAGATGGCAATCACCAGTAGGTGATGCTCCAGAATTATCTGAAGAAGAAGCTCTTACTCATATATATGAGTGGAACGAATCTACAGGTGCTTGGGATAAAGTAGCTAGATAACACACTTGACATTTTTAATAGATTTTATTACATACTAAATAGGTATGCAAAAGAAAGTATTAACAGAAGTAGACTTATATACAGGTGAAATTTCTATGCCGAAAGGCTTTGAGATTGACCGAGACCAAATAAGAAACGACATCATAGAATCTTACGTAAAACAAAATAGAGTTAACACTAATCCACGAGCTTATGCTTTTGATGATTATGTAGTTCCTTTTTCTCAACCTTTACAATGGATGCAAGATTATGTGAGAGATCATTGGAAATCTGAATATAATTATACACTAGTGAACAAAAATACGCACGGTAATGTTATGCATCCTAAAGAAAAATCTTGGACAAGAAATCAAGTTGAACCTGTTGATTTGCGCAACTCACCAGACTACACATTTATTTATGGTGTTGATGTTAAAGTAGGATCTTCAGAATGTATTATTGAATATGATGATAATAGAAGAAAAAATAGAACTTGGCATATACCTATAAAAGATAATCACTTTATAATGTTTCCAGCTACTAATAAGTATTCTTTTTCACCTAATACTTCTAATGGCTTAAATATAATTTTAACAATTAACTATGAATATATCTAATTATTATTGGTATTTTGAATCTGCAATACCCCCAAGGATTTGTGATCTTATTGTTAAATATGGTAAAGCAGAAAAGAATAGAGAGATAATGGCCATTACAGGTGGTTATGGTAGAGATAGAGATTTAAATAAAAAACCACTTACTAAAGATGAAATAAAAGATTTACAAAAGAAAAGAGATTCTAATATTGTTTGGATGAACGATAGATGGATCTATAAAGAGATTCAACCTTATATACATCAAGCAAATCAAAATGCAGGTTGGAATTTCGATTGGGATTTTTCAGAGTCTTGTCAGTTTACTATATATAAAAAAGGTCAGTATTATGATTGGCATTGTGATAGTTGGGACAAACCTTATATGGAAGAAGGACCCATAAAAGGAAAGATTAGAAAATTATCTGTAACCGTAACGTTAACAGATCCAAAAGAATACAAAGGTGGAGAGTTAGAGT